TAGTCTTAGCGTCTAGTTCAACTATAAGAGATTCTGTAGCCATTCTCTAGGCGCTCCGTTTTGCATTCTTTGTGCGTTAACTGTCAAAGATAGATCTTGTTGCACCTTTTCTTCAACATCTGATAATTTTGATATTTCGACGTAATCCAAGCCCCAAGCGTCAGTAGGGGATATGTTTAGACTTCTAACACACTGTTTGTAAAATGACCAATAATCAAAACTAGTGGCTTTTAGTCTTTTTCTTCTGGTGAGGAACCTGCTTTGGGCTTTTTTTTTGACGTTAACTCCTCAAAGTAAGCGTTAACATCTGAAGCAAGCAACACCATAACGATAGGCCAAGGTTCAGACATGTCACCTTCTCTATCAGTTGGCATCCAACCAACATGGAACATGGCATCTTCTATTTCTTCAATCTGTAGAGCTGAATTACATTCCTTAGCCATTGACCAAAAAACCCTAGAAGCGGTATCGAAATCACAAACTCCATACATATGAGAGCAGACCGACATAATTGAATCTTTTGGCTTTTCTGAGTACTCAACAATAAAGCTGGTTAGTGTATGCCATAGATCTTTGCCAGTAGATTCCTTAAAGCGCTTCATAGCGCCCAAGGATATTTTGCACTCGTACTCTTTATAAGCAAGTCTAAAGTGCATGTTAAGTGACCGCTGTACGAGTTACTTCACCTGAAGATTGAAACTGTATCGTGGCCTCGACTGGATTATCTTTTGCGGCACTCTCAGACTGAAGAACTGGTGTAAACGTTCCTTCGTAGTAGTACTCGATAAAATCAAATACATAAGGGCCAGCAGTACCAGCAAAAGCATTGGCTACTAACGTTTCGTAACTAGCGTCATCAGAAGCAGTTACAGGTACGTCGATATCTACTGCCTTAGTAGAAATCGAACCGTCCAAGTTAACGCGCCAGTTACCTGAGCTTTTGTTACTTAGTTCGATTGGTGCGCCTTGGTGATTTACTGTTGCGTCACCTTGACCAACAATGTCAACCTTTGCCGCATTAGTGCCTGAGTAAATCATACACAGACCGCCATTAATACCATTAGCCATTTTATCTCTCCGCTAAAGTCATATAGTTAATACTTAGGTCTCGACGAAAGTAGCCTTCAGCTTCTGCGCCTTCATTAAGTGTTGAATCTTGAATAAAAATATCTAAGCCATTATAGCTTATTTTTGTACCCCATTTAAATAGGCTCGAAACTTCGTCGCATTTCATCAGCAAATCGTTATCGAACTCGCCTTTTTTGCTATATATGCTTACTTGAAAAATGCCGCGCCTGTCATCTGCTGCCGTTTCGTTTTTGCCTATTGATTCACTTGTTGCAGATATGAAATAACAAACAGCAAACAATTCCTGCGCTGGATCGTCTATGGAGTTTTCAAAAAAAAGCTCGCTAAATATAGCTGAGTCTATTAAGTGCTTAAATAACCCTTGTCTGGTGTCAAAATAACTCATAAGCTTCTTATCTTCTTAGCCATGCGTAAAAGGTTTATTCTTACCATTCCTTGTGGTGCTTGCTTGCTAAACCCGTTATCCGTTTTGCTTCCGCCTGGTATTGGATACCTACCGTATTCCAAAACACCGATGTATGGAAGGTTATTAGTAAAGTACAACTTCTTGTTTAGTACTTGATCCGGTAACTTTTCTAATGATTTTATAGAAGTTGAACCAGTCTCAGACCTTGCAGTCGTCGTCCTTACAGACGGGGCGCGCTGAGTTAAAAACCAATTGTTTCTAGCCCTTCCTTCATCCACAGGGGTGCTTTTGATAATCGCAGCAAGACCAGAAAAATAAACTCCTCGCACATCATCATTGGCAGATTGTTTTAAGTTCTGCATGCCAAATTTAACCCGTTCAGCACCTTTAAGTGGCATTATTGCGCCCTTACTTGCGAAATATAAACCAATATATCAGATGTTGGCTCTGCGTTGTTCTGAGCAACTATAATAAATCTGTTTGAACCTTGCTCGATTATATCGCCAATTTTCACAGGAACGTCTACTTGACTTGTTAACTGCTTGTCAGTTGTCTGTATATCACCATCAAAAAGCCGTTTATTAATACCTGTAAAGATAGCATCTTTCAGCTCAACTTTTGACTCTGTGTAAACAGGAGGGTCGAGCGGGGTGTTGCCGCCAGTGTTGGTTCTTCTTATCAAATAAACTGTATCGGATAACGATGAACCAGTTTTATTGATTGCTTTAGCAAGTCCTTTTTGAATCTTTGTCTGAATGTTAGAAGCGCCCATTAAAACCTCGCCAACCTATTGCCAGCGCCATTATTCTTTTTCATAGCGTTAAGGTATGCGTCTGCCTTGTCTGTGCGAACCTGAGTCCATGAGCCGCCATTGAAGTATGTTTCAGAATAAACACCTTCAACATTGAACGATGCAAGACTTTGTGACTGTTCGCTAATTAAAATATCAGACTGACCTGCCTGTATAGCTAATTCCATTTGTGCATTTTTGACGTTCTGAGGAATAAAATTCGCGTCCATAGGATAGTTATTCAAGCAAACGCCAGTGCGAGGAAAGGGAAGTGTTTGAGTTGAATCTGTGCGATAACCTTGAAGCTGATCCTCGATACTAAACAGATAGTCAATAGCCAACACTAACAAAGCCTCTCTATCTGGCTGTGTCGCAGGAATATCGATGTTTCTAATGTCGGCATAGGTTTTAAACTCATCGTCAGTTACAAATGAATTAGCGCCAGCAACTACAGAACCATCTTCTATAACTAATTGCGTACCGATAGCAACAACAATTTTATCTGAATTGCCAAGTGACCTTGATGTTATATCAGTGCCGTTAACGCTACCTGAGTCAAAATACGTAACAGTTGCGAATATCTTTCCTACTTCTGAAGTAGAGGATAGATCAAGTTGTAATTCGGTGGAAGATATAACCTCAACCTCTGGATCTGAAAGTTGATAAGTTTCGTCGCCAAAGCCAACAACTATATTAGTTGATAAAGTTAAATCTATGCCGCCAAAAACAAATACTACTTTATTGTCTTTGTTTGGGATTACTAAATTTTGAGACATAAAAAAGCCCTAATTGATATAGAGCTAGTTTATCATATTTTTTTTAAAATGTAATTTAGCGTTGCTCGGCAATAAATTTGATCATGGTGTATCGCTAACAATGTCAGCAGAGGTCATGTTGTACATTTGGAAAACACAATTTGCTGCGCTACCGTTATCCTGTAAAAACGGGTAAGTATCACCGTCACCCATGCGCCACCAGTGAATAGGTGCGCTTGACAAGGCGCTCAAATCAAAAGGGGTTCCGCTATTGTATATATCACTAACGTTTGCACTTTGATCACTACCCCAAATAGCCAGCTCGTCAAGTTTACAACTATTTCGCATGTATCCAGATGAATTGTACCTGCCTACTCTTAGGTTTTGACCGCTTAGAGATGTAGTTATTCCGTAATTACTATTGCTGTTAGTAGTAGTTAACTGTACTCCATCTTTAAATATTTTAAATCTAGAGTAATAGTCATTGATTGAACCGCTACTAGCGCCAGTAGTGCCGCCATCATAAGTTATTAGAAAATGCTGCCAGCCAGCAGAAGATCCAACGCTACCTACAGGTGTTTTTAATATTAAGTTATTGTTGGCGCTGCCATACTGAAGAATTAATTGCTTTCTTGATGTGTTATCACCGTTGTACGTTAATTTAATATGATTACCATTCGTAACGTCATTAGAGCCGAAGTAGAAAACAGTTTGAGCTTGGTTGTTGCTACTCCCTGCTTTAAACCAAAACGCTATACTCCAAGCGTCACCGCTGCCGCTGCCGTTACCTGTCCTACCTAACACAGAATCAAGCAGCGAAGCATTGGCGCCTAGCCAATCGTTTTGTTCAAACTTGACGCTTTTTGTATTGGCAAAAGGTGGGTTACTAACGGTAAGTACAACTGTTTTGCTATCTTCCCCGTTGTAGTTAATAGCTTTAACTGGAATGTTGTATGTTCCTACTGTTAAAGAGCTGCCACCGATTAGCTTTCGAGGATTACCATCCACAGTTGTTACGCCTGCAACATTAGACAAATCCCATTCATAACCGACACCAAAATCAGCGGTTAATTCATAATTAAGTGTTTCACTCTCTACCAGATTTATTGCTAAATTTGATGTTATGTTGGGTAGCTCTGTACCACTTGTTCCGCTCGATGAAAATAGCGCATTAAGCGCATCACAAACTTCAATCGCTGTAGTGCCGTAACCATTGCCATTCTGGTCTACAAACTCTGTATATGATATTTCTGTTACTATATCAAGATCTCTGGCTAAGTCGCTTATAGAGCAAAAGCCGTTATTTACTGTTGACTGCAAACTATTAAGAAATTGAACCCCGTTAGCATCCTCTATAAATATAGCGTTTGCTGCTGCATCTCTATATATTGTAATACTCATTATCTCGCCACCACTGAAATTGCTGAACCAGAATTAACTAAAGAACCGTTACCAGAGAGCTTTACTTGTAACACAATTGGATTATCTTTTGTATTTGTATCGCCCATATAAATTAAGTCTGGCTCTAGGGAAAAACGATAAGGTATACCGCTCCCGCTATCTAGTCTACTGACTATTTTTTCTAACGTATAAGAGTCGCCGCCTGTACCTAGTTGATACCTTAACTCTAATAATGTGTTATTTGTTGCTGGCGTAACTGTAAAGTCATTCCGAATATACACCGCATCGCCAAAAGTTAATTCAGACACATCAAATGCGCCTGTACTGGTATCCATCAAGCTTGTAACGCCTGCTGGCAGATAAAATAAATTGGTAAACGAACCAGCCCCGTCATTAGGTATAGTAGTCCATGTATCTGCCACTATCGTTACAGGAGTTGTAGTTGTTGATGTATCATTGTAATCGGCTATACCGTTGCCGCCACCGCTTCCTGTGGCTGCCAATATATCTTCGAGTAGTTCATTTCTAATACTCATTACTTTTTCCTTACGAAATAGCTAAAAGCCAATCTCTTAACAATTGGTTTCTGTTGTTTGGATTTGTGACAGTGCCGCCATTAGCGAGCACAATATCTACTAGAATTTGATTGATAGAGCGCATAATTACCCCCAATAAACTGCATTGAGGGAATTTAAAATGGAGGGAATGAGGGATTAGTTGGGCTAGCCCTGCCGCAAGTCCCTCAACAGGCGACAAGTACATTATAGCTTATTAACAGGCATAAAAAAGCCCCCAATAAAGGAGGCTTTGATTAATTAAAGAAAGGGTTATTTTTCTTCTTTTTTATCTTCTTGTTTTTCTACCTTACCTTGCTTGGCTTTGCAGTCAGAAGATTTGGCTAGCTCGATAAACTTTTTAACCAAGTATTCATCACCACTAACAACATATTCAGCTTCTTTGTCGAATCGGAATGAATGAAAAGAGTTCGCAGGCAAACAAATACCTTTGCACTTTTTTGATTCTTCTTTATCGAATTTGTATTTAGTTAAAATATCCATCCTTTACCCTCTTACAAAGTAACTGCGCGAACGCCTAACGTGTCTTTAACTTGAGTTGCAGATTGATCCCAGTTAGTAGATAGGGCAACAGACGCATCATTTGGAGACTTGCCACCATTCGCTTTATCCCAAGTCATACCCTTAACACCAAGATTGAAGCTAGACTCTTCTTTGATTAACTGTTTAGCGTTATCGAACTCTGTTTTAGTCTCAGTGTAAACGCGCGAATCACCATTATCTTCAACAACCATTGCACCCTCAACTAAACCAATTTGGTAGTAGTTGTCAGTACCAGCATTATCAAAGAACAAGTTTGGCGAATCAGTCATAACTAATGTTCGACCAAAACCATCCGTCATTACTTGTACGTTATCAAACGTAAACAATCGCTCACTGTTATTCAATGCGTTCTCGTAAATATCGTGCATTGATTTACTGTGCATAATCCATGTGCGAATAGCTTGCGCTCTATCGCCAAATAAACGAGAAGCACTGTTCAGACTTTGTAGAGAAGCGATACCAGCAGTACCGTCATATTCTAAGCCTGTAGTTGTTGTTGACGCTACTGCCGCTGCAATCGCTGTATTGATCATGTATTGCATTTTAGCCATACCGACCTGAGTACCAAACACAGTACCGGCTTCATCTGCTGGACGCTGAGTCCAGTCAAAAGAAGTGCCTGTATATTCTACGGGCTTAGAGCCAGAGCCAACTTTTACAGATGTCTCTAGCAATTGAGTTAAATCAACAGATGCTAAAGCTGCCGTTGAGTATGCGTTGCGGTTCCCGTATAGATCAGCAATCAAAGAGTATTGAGACTCTTCTGAAAAATCACCTACATTTGCCGCGCTACGCAAAACCATTGCGTTGTTAGTCGCTTGGTTCCATAAATTGGTATACTGGTCAATAACCTCTGTCTCTGCGCTTTGAGCAAACTGGTTAAATACTACAAAATCGTTTAAACCTGCCATGATAAATCACCTTACTTTTTGCTAGCGAGATATGCCGTTTTCTCTTTTATAGACATTTCGCTGAATTTTTTACCTTGGTAATTAGTGCTAGTATTGTTACTACCACCGTTAGCATTACCACCTGAATTGTTAGGAGCTAAACAGTAATTTTTACCTATATCTGATTCAGCCCATTCTTTTACAGCATCACTTAATGACTTATCCCCGATCATGGCTTTGCCTTCGGATAAAATTGCCTGTGACTTTAGCATAGCTTCAGCACCTGCCTTTAATGATGGATTAATGTTCACGCCATCTAAAGCACGCGACAAACCATCATCAATCAATAAACTTGTTAGAGCACTTTCTTTTTCGCCAAGTTGAGATGTTAGTTTTTCCAACTCTTTTGAGTATTGCTGCTCTTTTAACTCTAAAGCCTTAGAGTAATTACCCTTTGCTTCCTCTCGCTCTTGCTCGACATTAGACGCAAGTTGCCTTAACTTTTCTAACTCTGCGTCTTTATCGCCAACAACGTCTTTATTCTTTGATAGTTTACTAAGTAACTCTTCATTCTTACTTACTAAACCTGAAGCGCGTTTATTAGCTGCTTCAATCAATTGAGATTTAACCTCGTCAGGCAATTCTAAACCAGATAAATCTTCTTCAAAACCTTTTAACATGTGCACACCCTTTAGGTTATTGTTACTCTTTGAGTAAAATCGCTAACACTTAGCGAATATGGTTATTTTAACATTTTTTAAACAGTGGTCAAACACGATAATAATTAGCTTATGTTGTCAAACGCTAATTGAAGTGAGCGCTTTTTCCTTAATTCATCTAACGGTATAGGCTGAAACTGTTCATCTAACGTTAAACGCTTAAATCTTTCTACAGACAAGCCACCATCAAGAAATAATGCAGCCCTTTCTTTTCCCAGTACATCTTCAACAAACGCACGACCTTTTTTGCCCTGCATGCCTTGATTCTTTAACCATGAATAATAAGTACTGTCAGCGCTTACCTGCTGACCGCCTTCAATGCCTTTTGACGCTCTTGTAGCTGTTTTATCATCAAGTCTATACCTTTCGTCTAATACTGGTGCTGTTGCCGTCCTGCAATTAGGGTGAAAAGGCGGCATAGGCTTTGGAGATTCATTGTTTTTAACTATCTTACCGTCTAGCCCTTTGCATATGTTCGATGTTCTACTATCCAACGTAGCAACAATCTCATATCCAATTACAATGTCGTTATTAGCTTTGTATGTTTGCGCTCTTGCTTCATTTGATACGTGATTCGTCGCTGTGCGTACCATCGTTTTAATTAGTTTTGTGTTTTGGTTTTTTAAGTAGCCGTTACGCCCCGCTATGCTTGAAACGATTTGCTGTGATGTTTGGCCAGTGATATATCCAGTACGAATAATATCGCCAACTTTTCTGGCCTGAGTTGCTTCTACATTGCGAATATAATCTTCAAGGTTAAAAACCTGATCGCCAACCTCAAACACCATTAGACTAGAGCTGACCGCGCTTGTTACCTGTTGAGGGTTAGGAATAACAGTTTCAAAATCTGGCGTCTGGACAACGTTAGCGATAGCATTAGCAGCAAACTCAGACTCTTCAATTGCAAAATCAGAAAGCTCAGCAAGCAAAACTTCATCGTTGTACTCGCCATAGATTAACAATTGTGATTTACGGTAATCAGAAATGAGTTTGTTGATTCTCCGCATATTCTGCGTTGTTTCAGGCATGTCTGATATTAATACTTTTAACTCTCGTATTAATTGGTCAGTGTATGGATCGAATAGATTCGCAAGATAGCCGGCATATCTCTGTACATAAACAGAGTGTCTACCAGCACCTTGTACTAATAAGTCTGTCATTCTAAGCTAACATCATCTTGATTTATTCTTGCTTTCTCTTCTTCTGCGGTAATATCAGCTGAGCCAATTTCACCTTTTTGCAAGTTTTGCCAGAATGTATCGTAGCTAATCGCACCGCCTTGCCAAGCTGCGACTAATGACGTTAATTCTTGAGCACTTAAGCCTTTCGGATTGTAGTCAGTGTTTAGCGAGTAAACGGCATCTTCCTGCCCACCTAACCAGCGAGAGCAAAAATTAATAGCCTTAGTAAAAGCTTCACTAACATTTGTAGCGACATTTGCCGTGGTGGAGTTTTGAGCCACTTGGTCTAGTGATTTAGCCTCTGCAGATTCTGCATTTGCTATTCTAGGTTTGAGCATCTCAGCACCTAACGCAGCCATGCGTTGCTCCATGTCTGTTAAATAGGTACGCATAGAGCCGCCATCTGACTCTGTTTGCAGCACACCAAATTGTGCATCCGTATTCATGCTTGACCATTTAGCACCAGGGCCAATCATCACGTTATTATCATCGCCTTGTACACCTGTTTCATAAAACACTGGAAAGGCTGAAGCGTGTTCTTTGGCTGCGTAATCAGCAAAAAATCTATAATGGTTAAGGTTTGCATCAACTAGATCATTAATAACTGACTTCATTTCAGCGCCAACACGAATAAAGTAAAACGGTATTTCATCAGCTGTTTGACCGTTTACCAATACTGGCGCACTTTCCACAACCATATCTCCATTTTCTTCAAAGACACCTTGATGATAAATACCGTCGATTAACTGTAACACTCTATATCGTTTCTCAGTGACAACTTC